AAATAAAAAATTAATTTAATACAAAAAATTCTCACAAATGTCTAATAAAAATTAAACTAATATACTAATTCACTAAAATAAATACGTTCTATATATCATAATACAAGTACTTATTAACTAAAAAAATATTTACTTGTTATACCTATTCTGGATTTTATACACACTGATAAACAAAGATTCTATTCCCTTATATATACAAATTATATAATAATAAATCGGCCAACAGTCAATATATAAACCAAATTAACTTTTAATATTAACTTAAATAAAATATAAAGGAAAATAATTAAAATGTCTATATTAACTAAAATCGAAGACAAATCTTTAGCTGCAAAAACACGTAGCGAAAAGATCAATAAAGGTGTAGCACATGCAGCTAACGTATTGCATGAATCTACATTAGGTAAACGCTGCCCTAACCTGCTTAAAGGAATCGAATCAGAATCCAAAGAAGCAAAATATCAAGCTGCTACATTAGTCCAATTACTGGAAAATACAGCTGATTACGTACAAAAAGAAACAGGTATGAACATCTTAACAGAAGCTGACTTAGGTAATGCTTCCACAAATGCTGTGTCTTTGTTAAGCCCAGGTGTTGCCTCCTTGACACCTAAGGTTGTTGATATCGTCAATGTCTTTTATCCTACGATGATTGCTAATTACGTAGCTGATATTCAAGCATTGGATCGTCAATCAGGACAGATCTTCACGATTAAGACACGTTACAGTCAAGAAGCAGCTGGTGTAGAAGCCGGTGATATCGTATTTGAGAAGCCAACAGATGGAACATACTCATCTGAATATATTGGTTATCCGAGTGCAGAAGCTGCAGCAGAAGTAGCTGTTGAACCATCCACTCCTATGGGAGATGTTGAAGGTGCTACAGTAAAAGTACGTGCAGGTTCATTCATTGTACGTTTGGCTGGTAAAGAAATTGCTCGTGATTATGGTAATGGATCAGCTGGATTAGACGGTGTAAACAAAGGTAAATACAATGTGATCGGTCGTGGTGTTGCCGGTACAGTAGATGCTCAAACGGGTGCTGCTGAATTGAAGTTAGACGCTACAATGTATGCCGAAGCTATTGATGCTAAATTAGCATTGACCTTCGAAGCTGCAGTCGATACAGAAACCGATGTTGATTTGATCCGTAAGATTCAATTCGATATTCCTAATCAACCAATTTTAGCTAAAGAACATCCATTAATGAGTTCCTATTCTGTAGCTGCTGGTTTAGTGATGAATGCTCACTTGGCCATTGATACAGACGAATTGATCTCAAATCAATTAGCTGGAACAATTCGTTGGGAACGTGATTTAGCATTGGTTAAGGCTGTAAATGCCGCTGCTACATACAATCCTGATTTAACATTTGACTGTGCTGCAAACGGTGAAAACTTAACACTTCAAATGCGTTATAGTTCATTCACAACAACGATTTCTGCTGCTCGTGGTTATATCCAAGAAACAGCTGGTCGTGGTACAGTTGATTTCATCATCTGCTCAGCCAAGAAAGGTTTGACAGTGATTGAACAGATCGAAGGGTTCAAAGCAGCTCCAGAAGCTAAGAAACCAATTGGTCCGTATTTGGCTGGTACATTACGTGAAGGTACAATCTCTGTGATTGCTGTTCCTTATAGTAACGTAATGGGTGAAGACGATGTAATCTTCGGCTTCAAGGGCTTCCAATTAGGTGATTCTGCTGTAGTATTAGCAGAATGGGTACCTTTGTACTTCACACCAACATTCCAAGCTCCAAACTTGAAGAACCATAAGGGTGCTTTGTCATTCTATGATTTATTCATCAACAAGCCAGAATACTTGGTCAAAGGCGTAATCAAGAACTTCAACATTGCTTAAGTTCATTGGTTAGAATCCAAAAGAGACTCCTGGGTAATTTGCCTGGGAGTTTTCTTTTATTTGTTGTGAGGGAGAATGGTTGATAAATAGAAAAAGGACTAGATAGTGTTAGTACCTAGTCCCCGACATTATAAAAAGTTAATGCAAAGCCATGCTTCCGTTCATAACCATGCTCTATATTCCTCTTAGAAAAGTATATAGAGTAATAGTATCGGTGGGATGCGGTTTACTAGGGAATAAAATAAAGAATATACGCGTTCAACAATCATATATCCAAGAAAAAAACCTAGCAGCATAGCCTTTGAAGCCCTTGCATAATGAGCTTGAAAGGAGTCCACCTATTTACATAACACAACATACAACATTAAAAAGAGTATATCATACTTATGCTGTTTATAGGTTTATTTACATATAAACAATATAATTATAATATATTTATTTATAAAAGTAAAGCAGTTTTTAAGTATAAAAAAAGGGCTAGACTAAATAGCCTAACCCTTATATAAGTAATGTATACTATTAATTAGTATTCATAGCGCAATGTAGCAAAAACACATGCACCATTATCACCTTCAAAAGCTTTTGTTTTAGCATATTTTACGGCAACAGGAGCTTGTAATTCTACATCATCTTCACCTTCAACACCCGGAACAATCATACCTGCTGCAGAAGAAGATTCTTCTTCAACCATAGCAGCAATATCTGCGAATGTAATAGGATCTACAGGTAATTCTTCAGCATTATATTTCTTAGCTGTTAAATAAACGCTATATACATCTGCACCAGAAGCTGAACCTGATTCTTCCGTTGTATTAACTGCAACAGAAGCTGTTACAACTAAATTTTCTGTTTTTACGATTTCGCCTGAAGCAATGATCTTACTCATGATATTATCCTTTTCATTTAATTAAACGCCTTATTAAGAATAACTCTTGTATACTCGGCGTCATTAAAGTATACTATATATAGAACTATTCATCTTCATCATAGTAATTATCATCATCATATACAGTATCTTCTGTATCATCAAAGTCATCATAAGCTTCGTCTTCTTCTGATTCATAACCTTGAATATCATCTAGATATAAACCTTCTGCGTGTGGAAATAAAATAGCAACACCATTTTCTTCAGTAAGGTTTTCATTTAAATCATCATCTACATTAATAGTTCCAACAGAATTAATTTCACTATCAGAAGCTAATACAACAGGTATATTACCATATTCTTCCATTGCATTAGACAATAATTTAATTAAATCAGATATTTTCGCGGTTTTGTATTTAGTCACTTTACACTCCTATTATTAAACTATTTATACATAGAATACCTTTTTTGTTTAATTCTACTAAATTATTTTACTTAATTTCATATAATTTATATAAAGCTAGTAATTTATTTATATCCGTAGTCTTAACAACAATAGTTATTCTATTACTTTTTCTCTCAATAACTTTACATCCATTGTTAATAAAGAATGGTTTAATAGCTTTAAATTGAGTATCTTTATTATCTGTATCTAGCGTTACTTTAAATACTGTATAATCTTTGCGTACCTTACCTAACTGAACAAAGGTAGACCATCTAGTATGCCGATCTATAAATTTCATTAGGGCCCGAGCATCGCCTTTATACTCATTTAAATTCATAATAAACCTCTTATTTTAGTACAGGATATAAACATACACCAATCATTGTTTCTTGTAAGCGTTTAATTTCTGCCATACAAGCATCATAAGTACGATAAGGTGTTGGTAAAATTTCACCATCTAATTCAATATACCACATTTTTATTCTCCTTCGTCTGTTTCTTGTTCTTGTTTAATATCTTGTGCCATGGCTAAACCATCACACAAGTCTGAATTAATGCTATCATACATATTATCTAATGTATCTGCGGCATCTGTAAAACCCGCTTCTCTCAAAAGTTTAGATGATTTTTCTAAGCTTTCCAATGCTTTATAAGTTTTCTGTATATTCATTCTATACTCCTTTCAATTAATGTTGTAAGCACCTTAATGCTTGTTTCTTAGATAGTCTTCTTGTATGACCATCATGATATTGTATAGTAATTTGAGAACTATTCTTAGCAACAATAGTTACAAGATTATCACCGTAATAGTAATGATCATCTATATCTATTTCTTCCCAAGCTTTTTCTTCACCACACCAATAACAAATATTATATTTACCCATATGATCCTCCTTATACTGTTTCAAAGATAGCAGTAAAGCAATCAAATATTTCTACAGCTAGTTCATGCATACTAACTTCAACATCATCTATTTCTGTATAGTATTCATCAATTTCACCATCTTGATAAAAATCCAACACCGTAGCTGCTTTCTTATTCATTGTTAACTGATATGTAAGATCTTCATTCATGTAAAATAATTTAGCATATCCTAAGAATTTACCATCCCAATCATATACTTTAATTACTTTCTTCATATTAAGCCTCCTTATCTAAATTAATATCCCCATAACGTTTAGCCAATGCTAGAGCAATGTTAATACATTTATTAAAGTTACATTCTAAATAACAAGCAAACATATTAGCCCATCTAGAATTATGACCCCATGTATAAAAGTCATCTGCTTCTTCCTTGGTCCATTGGAATAATTCTTCTTCGTTTAAGTTATTATCTATACACATACGTTTAAAGAAATAAACCAAGTTAGAAATACGACCAGTCTCTTCTGGACAACCCTCGTTTTCAATAAAGCTGTTTACATATTTATTTAAGTTGGGATACTGTTCCAATGTTTCTTCTTGATCTTTATATAGCTCTAACTTATTCATAATAATCTCCTCTGTTATCAAGTGGTGTATTAGCTAAAGCATCATCTTCAAGTATATCTTCTAAGCATTTATTTGCTTTCTTAATATCTTTGAATCGAATAGGATTACCATCAGCATCGCATAATTGCTCGTTACCATTAAAGATTGTATAGTATCCCTTATCCTTTTGCTTAACTACTTCATACATTTTTTATTCTCCTTCACCTTCTTTTTACATTTTATATTATTAATTTTATTAGCTACAAGGAATCCAAGCAAAAAACCTAACTCAATAAGTATTAAATTAAAAGCTATTACATTAGATCCATTTAAGTTAAAATCGAACATTATTTTATCTCCTTATACTTACTGGATTCATAAAACTTAAGATGTTCTGCCAGAGTTTTAGGTCTATATGTATCAGTAGCTACATTTCTATTTAAGAAAGCTGTAGTATTAATTTTATCCATATCATATCTTGCTTCTGCTATTAATTCACCCTGACCTACATTAGAGTTAGACAATGCTTTATGACACGTAGCAAAGTTCATTCCACCAAAAGGAGCAGGCCAAAAGCTTACTACTTGTGTTCCTTCTTGATTAGTAAAGATACCATAATCACCTTTGCCATCCTCTGCTATAAAGACTCTATTACCATCTGTTTGAGCTTTACGCATAATTTGTACTGTTAAACTATTCATGACCATACTCCTTCCAATTCTTAACTATATGTTCATAACACGTAATTATATCTTTAGCGACATCCTGAAAATCTGTATCTTCATATAAGAGTAGCTCAGATATACATACATCACCAGTCTTTTTATTATATACTTGGTTAAAGTCTATATCATAATCTGTTTGCATTATATTATTAACAGCTTGATATCCAACTTTAATTGCTAACCTAAACCCATCATCATAGAAACGATCTTTTACTTCACAATCATCGTCTCTAGTCCAACCCAATACAATATATAGGTTTTTATTAATAGGTGTATCTTCCATTTCTTTTTTAGCGAAATGATAACAGCCACCTTCTTCTTTACGCTTTACTAAATCTTCAGCTGCTTCTTTTAATTGTTTAGCGAATTTAATTTCATCTAACATAGTTATACTCCTTTCTTGTTAACAATTGCTTCAGTAGCGGTATATAATGCATTACGCGCTTCAGCCTCTGTATTACATCTATAAGTAATAGGATTATCAGAGGGTTTACCTAATGCATAAAACCACTTACCTTTTTCTTCATCACAAGCGGTATATTTAGGATAAGGTTCCATATACCCAAGAATCTTATTCCCATATTTAACTACTCGTCTATCAACACCATAGTCAGTATGTTGAATAGTACTTTTTAATATTTTCATAGTTATTCTCCTTCAATTAATTATATTTCATTAATAAACATTCTTGCAATACTTTTAAGCATCTAGCTAAATAGATGTGGTAAGGAACAGATGTACTCCTATCCCATCTAGGCATTTCTATATGAGCCGCTTTAATATAAGCCCAGAAAAAGTCATTTTCCTTCTCATCCTCAACTAATAAGACACTTTTCTTATCACTCCAAGGATTACCCGGATCATTAATAGTTCGGAACCGCGCAATGTAATTAACCATTTTAGCTATTACTACATTAAAGTTTCCTTTTATATTCAAGGACTTAAGTTTATTCCAATTAGCATTTAAGCTTTCTCCATGATCAGCTAATAATACTTCAATAGGACAGATTAACTCAAGTTGTTCCTTTAATGTTGGAGCTTTAAATATCTTTTCGAATGAAGTACCATCTTTATGCCATAATCTATAATAATATGGATTAAGCATCTTATCCGGTTTCTTTGCACTGGCTATATTATATACAACCTTTTTTAAATCGAATAATAACATTTGTTTAGCAATGCGTTCATTCGTAAATAGTCTATGGATTGTTTTATTTTTAAGTATATTAGATATAGTTAAAGGATAAACAGCATTTAATGCTATATGAACTCTAGACCAAGTAATATACTCATCTGGTAATGTAGCTAGATAATTACCATCTTGTTTAATTCTATTTATAATAGATACATCTGTATAGTTATTAACGTTCTTACGATCTCTTTCCGAACAAAACTTATGCCATTCAGTATTATTTCTAAGATTTAATGCTTCTGTAATTGTTGGTAGTAATTCTTTCATTTCAACTACTCTGCCACCTGAACTACAAGAGCAATAATCAAATACTAAACGCATTACATTAGCAAAAGCTTTAATATCTTGCATCGTATATTCTCCTTCATAGCGTATGCAATTACTTAACTTAAAGGTGAGTTCATCTAGGATGTCGCCCACCTTAGGTTTTTATTTTTTAGTATCGGTATTTAACAGTATGTTGCTGTTCATAATTATTTAAGTCAGCTTCATCAATAGCTTGTGCTAAAGCATGAATATTCCAAGACGGATCTTCTGCTTCTGATTCACCAAAGTTATCAACAACCCAATCATAAATGAATGCTTCTGTTCTGCTAATATCCTTAGGAACTTCATACTCATCTGTATCAATAATTTCTTCAATTTTATTATTAACCATAGTTATACTCCTTTCAATTAAGGATTAAATAACAGATTCTTTAAAGTAAAGTTTATCTCCACCATCCAAGTTAAAATCGTATGATTGATGATAACCTGCACAGTTTACATAGTTACTAAATACTTTACCCATATTCTTAGTTTTGCCCGTATGTAAGATCGTTACACCATCCTTACTAATTACACGAATATAACCAGACTTTTTATAGAAATGCTTAACATTCGTTCTATTGACCTCTACGGCATCAGAAAAGTCTGTAGTAGTCTTCCATGCTACTTTCTTAGTTTTCGTCGCTGTAAGACTTGTTTCTGGCTGATTCTGTGTATCTTTTGAAGCTGTATCCTCTTTAATTTCAGTTATGGTATAAAAACCTTTAGCCTTTTTTTGACGTTTAACCCATTCTGTTGCTTCTAATTCTGTAGAGAAGTCTTTGAACTTTTCTATATTATCTGTTTGTGTTACTTTGAACATATTTTATTCCTTTCTTTAATGTTGTTGTGTTATGATGACATTATAAATATAGTGCTATTTTTCCGTCATCTAATAAAAGATAGCACATTTCTACAAAAAAGTAAAGCCTTTTTCTAATTAATTTAGATTATTCTTTATCTTCTTTGACTTTCGCTCTAGAAAAATCTAAACAATTCATACAGTTAGCTGATATACGTTTTGTTATCTTTACTCCTGTAATATTTAGTTCTTTTTCCATAGCTGGTAAAACAGTGTTTTCAATATAATACTTAACTAAACTATCAGCTAATCTATTACAACGATAGTTACTACCATCATATGTAGTAATACCATATTTATTTAACCAAGGTTTTAAATTACCTGCTGTTAATGTATTAGTCCACATCTTAGCTGTTTTTATTTTAAGCTGTGTACGTAATCTATGATATGTACAAGACTTAGCATTACGATATCTAATCTTTTCTTCTTCATCCCATTCTTTACGAGGTTTATTAAAAAGACGATTACTGTAATCTGAACCATATGTACATTCAATATATTTTTTAGTTTGATGTTCTAATTCGGCTCTTGGTATTAATGTTTCTCTAGTCATGTTTAAATCCTTTCTTAATTAAATTCTTAAGTGCATACTGCCATTCAGTAGATTCTTGTAGCTTAACAATCATCTTATATTCTTCATCACTTATACCATTCTCCTTTAAAGCTATACGAATTAATTCAGTTAATTTATTCATAGCTTTTTGGGCATTATCTTTTTTATTTTCGACTAAAGCTGTAATAGCTTCAATCATAAGATCTTTATGTTCATTAAGCATTTGACTTTGTATCTTGAAATACAATTCTGTTAATGTAGTAATATCTCTATTCATATTATTCTCCTTTCAACGTTTTATAAAAACCATATGCGTCTTTTTTCTTTTTAAAAACTTCTGCTTTTACTGTAGAATTTTTTGATGTTTTATAAAAAACAACCCATAAAAACCAATTCATTATCTTTGATACATATGACTTTTCTGGTTTTCCACATTTTAATTTTTCCATTATTATCTCCTTTCAATCTAAATAAAATGTTTTAATTACTTTGTGTGAGATGATATTACCTTCTTCATCTATAGTATTCTTACTTACTTCAATATGTGAGTGCTCATCTTCTTCACCATTGTTGCTAATTAATTCTTTATAATGATTTACCTGTTTGAGTGCCTCTTCCAAAGTATCAAATTCAGAACCATAAGTAATATCACCTTCTCGATTAATACAATCGCAAGAATAATCTATTTGCATATTAAACCTCCTTACATATCATACTCATCGATATCATGCTGAGTTTGTTCTACAGCACATGATTCCACAGTATAATAATGCCATTCCTCTGCTCCTTCTGGTAAGTCAATAAATAAATTGTCTTCATCAAGAATAGCGTTGTGGCTATACTGCTTGTTCAATTTTGCTGCTGCGTATTCAGCTAATTCCCTAGTAGCACAACAATAGACAGTGCGGTTATCAAATTCCGGACTATCAGATTGATGTTGTTCCACTAAGTATACATAGTTATTTCTTTTCATACTATACTCCTTTCACTATTTATTAATATAATATTGATGTAATGCATCATACAAGACAAATGCTTTTTCATCTTGGGTATTCATTGGATAACCCATAAGTTTTCCAAAAGCTTCTTCTTGAGACGACAGTTCATTCCTTTTATTGGATCTAAACTGTTTCATTTTAGTAAATACAAGTAAAAACCAAGAAGGCAATATATGTTGTATTACTAATTCCGTATGTGTATCAAAGTCTTCGAAACACCATTCATTTAACCTAATATAACGTTTCACATCATCAATAGGGAAAGTGGATTCTTTGATATTCCATTGTTCCAAATACTTCTTTACTGATTGTGCATTATAAGATCGATTTTGTGCATCGAAGGATTCCGATTCACGATCTGTATCTCTAAGCATAAGTTTATCTAAGATTTCTTGATTAGTCATTGGTCATTCTCCTTTGTTTACTTAAGCAGCAAGCTCATCCAAATACTCTAAATAATCTCTAAGATATCTACTCCTAGATGGATGTTTTAATTTACGTAAAGCTTTTTCTTCTATTTGAGAAGCTCTTGTAGAACTTATACACATAATTCTAGCTGTTTCACTTTTTGTTTTATCTTGTATATATCTTAAACGCATTATTCGTTCTTCTCTTGGAGTTAGTGTGGATAATACTTTAGATACATTCTTTTTTAATTCTTCATTTATTGTATCATTTAATGGTGAATCATTATTTGCAATCATTAATGCTTCTTTATTATAACTTAAAGAAGTTAAATCATTTTTATTAGCAGTTACTGCAAACTTATTTTGCTCTAAATAATATTGCTCTGGAAATAATTCACACGGTGATTTTTGTAGGATATCACACAATACTTGTACACAAGCATGAAGAGTTTCACCATCTTGTTTATATATGGTTTTCTCATGCATATTGATAAGACTGCCAATACGTTGTGCACTTAAATTATATTTTCTACAAAATTCCGCTACTGATTTTGAATCTTCCATGATAGCACTATACAATAGATTGTTTTTAATTCTAACTTCTACACGATAATCTTTATTCATGATTATATTCCTTTCTTATTTACTTAATTAAAAAGGGGGACTTCGTTAAAAATCCCCCGACCACGGTAACTTTACATTTTGCCGTCTTGTAAAGTAACATTATAAGTTACTGCTTTTATATTCTTAGGTGGTCTAAATCCTTCATGATCAATTACAAACCATATGCATGGATATTTCACATAAAGATCTGTATCACCATCTAAGCTATCATAAAAGTCTGACATTAAAAGAAATACATCTGGCTTTTTAACTGGATACTTTTCATTAATAAACTCAAAGCAAGTACGCAAGTTAGTTCCACCATCTGATTTAATTTGATATTCGGATAACTTACTTTTGTTTTGTGATGTAAATGTCATAAATGTATCTTCATGCACTTGAGTACTAACACACCATACATCAACCTGAAAGTCTTTGTATACTTGTAAGATAGTAAACAAATGATTTAATAAAGTCATTAATTCATTTTCACCAATAGAACCAGATGTATCAATTGCAACCGCAATATGCATCTTAGGTGTTTTCCCTTGAGATGGTAGGATAATGTTATTAGCAATACCTGCTCTTGAAGGTTTATTCCAAGTATAATTATCTTTCATCCAACCCCTGATATATTTAGCTAGTGCTTTTCTCCAATTAAAAGGTTCTTGTTTAAACACTCGTTGAATAATACGATCTAAGGCTGAACTACCAACACCTTGAGTACGATTACCACATACATCTGCAATTTTAGCAATAATTTCATTTTTAGTAGCTTCATCTGTAATAGGTTCATGCTTATCTAAATCGAAATCCACATATGTTGGTGTATCATCATCACTAAAACTACCTGGTCCATCAGAATCATCATTATCTCCTGAACCACTGCCATTACCATTTAATCCACCTTGACCATTGTTACCTTGATTACCTTGTTGTTGTTGTTGAGCTTGTTGCTGTAATTCTTTATAAATATCTTCAGCTATTTTATTACGATATTTTGATTCATACAGTACAAACTCAGGCATACGACCAACTTCTTTAGATTCAGTATGACCAGATTGATCTGTTTCTTCATTATTATGCAAATTACTATTAATTTCATAATCTGTTGCACAATTCCACAAATCTCGTTTCTGTTTAGATTCTTTAGAAGTAGATTCATAATCAATTCCCAGCGGTTTAGCACGACCATATGATTCTAACAACAAGTGACTAAGTTCATGAGCAAGAATAAATACCATTTGTCTAAACCCAACAGTAACATCAATTGTATTACCATCTTTATCTATACGCCTAGGATATCTATTACATCTTTCTACATAATACTTATTCACAAAGATTGCTTTACCATTAGTCCAAGCAATATGTTTTTCTGATTCAATGTTTACAATCTTAACACCAATACGTGCAATTAATTGTGCATATATTGGAAACTCTAAGACTAATTCAGTCATTGCATCATCAACAATTTGTTCACATGTTCCAACTTGATCTGTCATGTTTTACTCCTTTCATTATTTATATATGTAGTTCTGGCTTTGAGTACTTTATTAACACTTATATCTGTTTTATCAAAACCATTCCAATCCATATATGTTTCTACTTGTTTCCAAGAATAAACACCTTTAACAAAATCATCTAAAACTTCATCTAAGCATTTATTCCCATAAGTCTTGGTATACTCTTTATTATCCATGAGACTATTCTCCTTCGACAAATCTTTTAAACAATTCATCTCGTTGCTTATCAGTTACATGAATACCGTATTTCGATTCGATTTCATTAACCTTACGATCTATGAATTCATCATCTGTCATAGGTGTAATACCAGATTTATCTTCCATAGTTTCTAACCATTTATCTACGGCTTCTTGACCATCTGATTTTAACATCTTACGAAGAATACTTCTTTTTGTATCTTTATCAGTATTGTTCCAAGCTTCACGCCTTTTATCAGCTTCATACTTAAAATTCTTTTCATCTTCTTGTTTTTCTAAATCTTCTATTGATTGTACTTCACATTCAGATGTATCATATGTATTTGAATCATTTAAGCGTTGAACAAACAATTGTGCATCTTCAGGCTTATCAAATTCAGTAGCTGATCGAACAGACATTACTGGTTCTGCTATAGTTACAATAGATATATCTCTAACATAACTATCAAAACGTAATGGATGATTTACTTTTTTATCGAATACAACATATGCCATGATATACTCCTTTACTCAATTAATAATTAAAGACTAATGGGATGCCCTTAAAGACATCCCATCAATTACTTACTTACATTTTCATATGATTTGCAACCAATCCTAACAAATCACCAGCATCTTTCATTGGATTAAAGATGTGTAATGCACCTCTCAATCGTTTAGCTTGAGTTAATGCCATTAAGTTAGCAACTTTATACGGTTGTGTCTTTAATGCTCTGGTTGCTTTTAAGAAGTTTGTTACATATTCTCTGCATGTACTATCATCTTTACAACCATAGATAGATTGAACACAAGCAATCTGAGTAGACCAGAATTGTTCAATACTTTCATCACGGAAAGGTTTACCTTCAACCAAGACTTCATGCCAATCTTGATATTTAGCTTTATCCTTAATGTAATTAAACAATCTTGCTGTTAATGCAACACCTAAACGACCAGTTGCATATCTTTGCTTTTCATCTATTGTAAATCCACCAGAATCTTTAGTACCCTCTGGTAAGCTGAGCAATTTCTCAACAACTTCCCATGATCTTGGTGTAACCACAATATCTGTATATAAAGCATCAGATAAGTTACCAACCTTAGATGCCATACCTTCTTCATCAAATAACATACCTTGACCTTGAGTCTTTAAGAATGTCATAACATCCAAGTTACCACCGTTATTCATTCTAAAGTTTAACCATGAATCAAAGTCATGAGTAATGTTGAAGTGAGTAAATCTGTTGGACAATGGAATACTAAACTCTGTAACTGTTGAGTTATATGCTGAAGGGTTAGCTGAACCGATAATCAAATATCCTTTAGGCACTTTGTATTCTCCTAGAGCACGATCTTGAATCAACTGGAAAGCTGCATTCAAAATAGCTGCTTGACCTTGGTTCATTTCATCTAAGTGAATCACACCACCTTCGAATTCATCACCTTTAGGCCATACTGAAGGAGTAGCCCAAACAGTAACCATATTACCTTTCTCATCTTTAGATGGAATAGGAACACCAACCATATCCACTGGTTCTTTCATAGACAAACGTACATCACATACTTCCGGATTCCAAGGTTTAACCTTTTCACCAGCCGCAATACGCTTATTATATTCATCTACTTTATCAGCATTCCATTGTTGAACCGCTTGAGACTTACCAATTCCTGGTCCACCCCATTGCATAATACTATCTTTGATAGCTAACGCAATATCATACATACGCTTAATTCCCGGAATCTCTACACCATCTTTATTTGTAACGGTATCGATTGTGAATGTTGGCATATTCATTTTACTTGTAATATTTGTTGTCATGATTTTTTTCCTTTCTTTATTTAATGACAAGTTAAGCGGGACATTAGAACCATTCCAATGTCCCGGATTTACTTAAGCTTCTACAGCAACTGCTTGCTGTGGAGCATACTCAGGATATAACATATTGAAGATTTCATCAAAGTTATAACCATATAACTTTAAGATACTTCCTGCATCTTTCATTTTACTAACTGCTGTCCTATTAGTATAACCAAGATAACAACATCTGACAATCCAGAATAACTTCCTGTATTCATCTGAGTATCTATATTTCAGTTTCTTTTTACAATTAGCCAATTCATCAACCGGCTTTTGTAAACAATATAACTGATTAGAGAAAGATTTTGGACCATTACTATCTCTAGTTCTACAGATAATCTGATAGATGTATCTTAAGTACTTTTTATCAACAGCTACAATTCTTTCCATGAAATTAGCTACACTGTTTGTTGTATCAGTAAACTTTCTCAAGATTACTTTCTTTTGATCTTCAGTCCAACCATCTTCACCAAAGAATAATTCATCAAATACATCACAGTTCATAGGAATGTTATCAACTGCTAATGCATCTGGTCTTTCTAAGAGATATTTCTTAGCTATTTCTTTAGGAAAAATTGCCAGCAAAGCTTCATTCATTTCATAGTAACTATCCATGTAAAGAGTGTTCCAATCAATATTTGAAAAGTCATCTGTAAACAAAAGTAAATCGACTAATCGAAGTTTATTTTTGTTTGATTCATCTTGATCTTCTTGATATCGTTTGATCTTTTCTTTAGCTGCTAAACGAACATACCCAAGTGGCAAATAGTATGTTTCACGGTAATTCAACATTTCACTACCATGACGATCATATACAATTCTATAAACTGTTTCATTACGTTCATCAGTAGACATTGTATTACTATTACCATATACATATTCACCTTTATCATCTCGCAACAAAAGCATATTAACTACAATTTCGGATTCAGAAATCTTACGATTATAGCTTTGATCTGCTAATCTTGTTTCAATGATATCTGCTTGAGGCTCATAATGTCTATAGCCGTCCTTACTTTCAAAGTCAATGAACTTACAATTATCTTTAAGCCATTGTTGTGATTTTTCTGGAAGACTATCGATGTACTCTCTAAGTGTCATCATAGTTATACTCCTTTCAGTTTACTTACTGGTACGATAGTTACGCATCGTTACAGTTTCAACTTCTTTATTAGTCGTATAAGGACCGATGTTAATATCCAAGTCACTAACCATACGCTTATAATCAGTTACTTGTCTATCGGATTTAGTTTTAATGATACAACCCGAACTATTCGCATACTTACCTTCCGGTAAATCTTTGCACAGTTCAAGCTTTTTGGCATCAAACTTATCCTTAATTAATTGATACTCTGCTTGTAAATCCAGCAACTCATCAATTTGTTTACTTGTTAAAATCTTTGTCATGTTATGTTTTCCTTTCTTAAATTATACAGACATTAGATTGAACAAAAGGAGGTCAGCTGCTATTCTGGCCTCCCGACCATTGAATAGTTTAACGTCATGTTCAGGACGATTCCCAACATTCATCAGGAAATTCTTAGCCGATAATAGCTGTTATTCCAGCATCATCTCTGCGTTTCTTATCGATCTTAGCATCTTTTTCAGTAACTTTAGGATAGGGATACAATCCAGTTTCTTCTTGTAAATGATAGATTTGATACAAGCTACATCCAGTCATTCTCCTTACATAAGCTAATTCAACTCTTGAACCCTTAGGACAATTCTTAAACTTAGCTATATATCTTCGTCTATCAACTGGTCTTATGCCGTGTTCATCACAATCATCTGACCCAATGCTTTTCTTAAAGTTACGATCAATTTCTTCTTCACGTTGTTTACGTTTAGCTCTACTACATATTGAAACATAATTATTTTTCAAACGTTTAAACTCTTCTTCATCTGTAAGACGAGCTTTACCTCTCTTACCATGTTGTCGAGTCGTAGCCTCCCTATGAGCAAAGAATTCTCGTAATTGTTCTAACGTTGGATTTTTTTCATTTAAACCTATCATTTTGTACCCCTTTCTTTTAATATTACTACATAACTACTTTACCTGTTTCATATCTACCATTAAAGTTTTCACGAATCAAGTAATAACCATTTGCTGTTTTATAGACAAAATCACCAACATTATCAGCATATTCATACTGACCTGTTCCGTCTTTTGTGTGTTTTTCTATAAGTTTCAATGCTTTATCAGCATCAATTGGTTTTAATGTTTTAGGTATTGCCAT